ATTATTAAAGATTAAGAATGATTATATTACTCTCAAAATTAGTAGTGGTGTTAGGAAAGCACCTTTCGTTATTGAATTGTATGGTGAATCTAGTCAAGGTAAGACAACATTTGGTGATCAGATTGTCGATGCACTTTTGTGTAGCGCAGGATTACCTTTAGGTAAGGAATATCGAGCATCCTACAATCCTAGTGATAAATATATGTCGAATTGGTCTACTAATAAATTAGTTTTAGTAATGGATGATGTTGCTAATGATAAAGCTAATTTTGTTGAAAGACCACCTACCCGTGTTATCATTGATGTTTGTAATAATCAACCTTTTTATGCTAATATGGCCGATTTAGAAAGTAAGGGTAAAGTATTTGTAGAACCAGCAATTGCTGTTGTAAATACTAATGTTAAGCATTTAGATGCTTATACATATTCCAATTGCCCCTATTCTATTCAACGCCGTATGCATGTGGTTATTACTGTCAAGGCCAAGCCTGAATTTCAATACATGATTGATGGTAAAACTCAAGGTATTGATCCGGCTAAAATCAGAGCATTTTACGCTAAGCAAGGTGCACAACCTACATTTGATGATATTTGGTTACTAACAGTTGAAAAAGCAAGACAACCTAAAGATATGGATAATATTGCCACTTATGTTCCTTTGGAATGGAATGGCACTGTATTGAAGGACGTTGGCTTTTCTACTGTAGTTCAATATCTTATTGAGAGGTTTAGAGAACATCGTTTTGACCAAGATTGTATATTGGATAGAATGAGGTCTCGTCAACAGGTTGTTGAGACTTGCGGTGTTGATGGTTGTTATCACATTAAGGGATATTGTGATAAGCACAAAATGGAACCACATTATGGATTGGAAAATTTCCGTAATATAGTAACTAATACTGCGAGTGATATATATAATTTTATTGATAATTTTAGAAGAATCAATAATTTATGTGATATTGTACCAGATTGGTGTTGCAATTATTTCACATGTATATATTACATGCGCAGTATGTTATTTTACTATAAATTATGCACAATTTTAAATGTTTTCATTTTGTGTTGTGGAGCATGCACACATTATTCACTTTTATTTGTTTTATTATTTTGTGTTTTGCAATTATTTATGCATAAATTAATTTTATGTCATTGTAGACACAGATTACGCAATACCAATATTATATCTAGTATTGTTTTGCCTAGTTATAATGCAAATATTCAATTGTTGTGCAAATCCATTGGTTTGGTAGGTATTTTATATTTGAGTGCGAAATTGTATAGGAAATTCTTTAGTATGCATGAGCATGGCTCCTTAGAGCCAAAATCAATTAGTGAAGTCATGCAGCGTGATAATGAAGAATCGCCTTGGACAAAAGTAGTTGCTCGAACTTTACCAACCACTGGTAAAATGTGGTCTACTAGTACGAAAGACATGTTACATTTAGTTAGTAAGAATTTGGTTTATGGCACAGTCGTCGTGGGTGATAAAACTATGATGGTTAACGCGCTTTTTATTAAATCAAATTTGGTAGTAATTCCTTCGCACTATTTTAGTGGTGATAAGGTGTTAGATGTTACCTTTCGTAAAAAGAATCCAACTTGTTCGGGTGGTAAATTTGCTACTCGTATAAGTAGAGAGGCTAGTTATCATATCCCAAATACTGATTTAGTTGTTTGTTACTCAACCACAGGTGGATCGTTCAAGGATTTAACGCCATATTTACCTATGGGACCATTGCGCGCTTGTCAATTTACAATGTTGTGGCGTGCTAAGGATGGTGAGTTATCTGAATATGAAGGTGTCTCAATTCCTAAGCGGACTAGCAATGGTGTTGCCACATTTGATGGGGGTGAGTATGCTAATTTATCCACTTTAACTTTTCGTGGTATGTGTGGAGCTACGTTGATATCTCACGGTAGAGTTACTACTATTATGGGATTTCATCTTGGTGGAAAATCCGGAACACGCAAAGGTTGTTACGGAACACTCACTAGAGAGGATTTTGAATTAGCAGAAGCACATTTGAGAGATGTTGAAGGAGTGTTGTTAACAGGATCAGCTGAAAAATTTGAAGTTCAAGTTTTAGAAAAGCAAGTTATAGATGATGGTCCTATTCATCCAAAATCACCTCTCAATTATATGCCCCATGATTCTCAAGTCGAGTATTACGGACAGTGTCCTGGACGAGCTTTGAGTTTTTCATCAGTTCGTGTAACGCCTATTAGCCATATTGTTACTGATATTTGTGGAGTACCCAATATTTGGGGACCTCCAAAAATGAAGCCTGATTGGTTTGGTTGGCAAACATGTTTAGCTAATCTTGCAGTACCTGCTTTGCCATATGCACATGAGTTATTATCTCTTTGTGTTAAGGATTATAAAAGCGCTTTACTTGATATTTTCAATAAACCTTTATGGCGTGATAGTAGACCTTTAACATATTACCAAAACACATGTGGTATACCAGGGAAGAAATTTATGGATGGTATCAAATTGAATACATCTATAGGTTTTCCATTAACAGGATCCAAAAGAAATTATATAATTCAAGAAGAATCTGATGATGTTTGGCAAGAGAAATGGCGTTTCACAGATGATATAAATATTGAAATTGACAGATGTGAAGAGTGCTATCGTAAAGGTGAGCGAGCATATACTATAGCTAAAGCCTGTAAAAAGGATGAAGTACTTAGTAAAGATAAATGCCGTATCTTTTATGGTAATCCTATCGCTTTAACATTCTTGATTAGAAAATATTATTTACCTATTATTCGAGTATTACAAATGAATCCTTTGGTTTCGGAATGTGCCGTTGGTATAAATAGTCATGGGCCAGAGTGGGAGGAATTGCATCAATTTGTATTTAAACATGGTGAGAATCGCCTTATAGGTGGTGACTATGGTAAATATGATCAAAAAATACCCTCTCAATTGATATTGGCAGCTTTACGTATAATGATTGATTTTGCTAAACAATGCAATTATTGTGATGATGATATCAATATCATGGAAGCTATGGCTGGTGATATAGTTTATGCTATTATTGCATTTAATGGTGATTTAATAGGATTAACAGAGGGCACTCATATATCAGGCAATTCTCTAACGGTCGTTATAAATGGTATTTGTGGTTCATTGAATCAACGTGCTTATTTTTATACGTTGTTTAAACCAGAGTCATATACAGTACGTAAACCATTTAGAGATTACGTTAATTTAATAACATATGGTGATGACAATATTGGATCAGTTCATCCTGATATTGAGGAGTTTGGGATTAAAGGATTATCCGAATTTCTGAAAGAATATGGTCAGATCTATACCATGCCTGATAAAGAGAGTGAATTGGTGAGATTTTTAGATCCATTGGATTTTGAATTTCTCAAGCGTAAGTCAATCTTTTGTCCGAAGCGTAAGTGTCATACAGGAGCATTAATTGAAAAGTCCATTTTCAAATCATTACATTGCTTTTTACGAGACAAATCAACTTTGAATACAGAAGAAATGGCTTGCGCACTTAATATAGATACAGCTTTACGTGAATGGTTTAACCATGGTGAAGAGGTTTATATTAAGCGTTTACAAGATATGAGGGATGTTGCTAAAGAAGCAAAGCTCACATACTTGTGTACTCGATTAGATTTATCTTATGATGATTTAGTTGAGGAATGGAACAATAATTATCGTTCCAACTAGGGCCTTTCTAAACCCTTATAAAATTAGAATAGCAGTTACAATTCTGCTAGCGGAGCGTAGCAAAAATTGTGCATATAATTGGATACCATATTAGATATAATTTCATTTATTTATATGTTCTATAAAGGCTTTTATATGTAGGTTTGAATGGTATTTACCATGGTTTCGCCAACCTGAAAAATAAATCGTTGATGGTGAATTGAGTGTTTCACCATTAAATGTATAATGCACTTACTAAATTTTCATTTAGAACTCTCCGTCGTAGTTCAAAGAAGTTGCGCGATAGAGGATTATTAAAACTTCTACCTCAAGTCGGTGTGGATTCACCGCGATATTATAAGTTTCA